ACGCCGGAAGATCCGCAATCATATCCGAATGCAATCAATAATCGCTGCAATGTTTTTACCTGTTCGCCCTTTGCGCCTTTTTTCAAAACATCTAATTCAATCTTCACTTTCTTTCCTCCTGTTCCTGTACTTTCCGCAATCCCGGATCCATTTTCAAGTGCCATAAATACATGACTTCCCTCTTTTAGCACAATATCGCCGCGCTTCAAGTATTTATCGGAAGTTAAATATTTTTTATCGGTTAAAACTTCATAATCGCCGGATGCTGCAAATGCTGCGCGCATTGTTCTTGTTGTATATCCATTTTTGCCATACACAAGATGCGCACCGCCTGCAATGGCTGCTACGTGCTGCAAAGAAGAACAATCGCATTCGCATTTTACTTTGATTTTTGATAAATCAAAGTTGTTTGCGCTTGCCTGTGAATGCAATGTATTTCGTTGATATTGATCATATCCGACATTTTCATTTGCGCATGCATCCTCAACCGCTTTTGCAGATTCTTCCGCAAGTGCTGCAGATTTTGGGCGCAATACGCAATCCGCATCCAAATTATAATAATTTGTAATGCATACTTCTTTTTTGTTCTGATCGCCGGCGGATCCGAAGATTTTCCCTGTTTCCGAAATTCGTGCATGCCCAATTTTAATAGCCATGTCAATTCCTCCTTATTTGCCCTTAATCTGTGCGATTGCCTGCATTACTTTGTCATATCCAAGCATTGAACCAAGCCAATTTGCGCACATCATTAAGAACATGCAAATAATATTTAATGTTGTCCATTCGAAATTGTTCCAAATGTAGAAAATGGATGTTCCAACGCCGCCAACAATAACGGCAACAAATAGAACAAGAATATTTGATGCGTATTTGATTTTCATTGCATCAAGTAATTTTTTAACGCCTTCCGTAAAAAGGCTAGTAACGATTGATAATGCGGTTAATAGCATTAAAAATAATTCTACTGTCATAATTTTTCCTCCTTATTCTGCTTGAATAATAGTTGTAATTACTGTTGTTAAATCAATTTTATCTTGCATTTCCTGCGGCAAACTTTCGATCACATTCAACGGAACTTTTGTGCGATTCTCGTTCTTTGCTTTCCAATAGTAAGCAGCGGAAGAAATACCAATTTGCGCGATCCATGCAACAATAATTGTTGTAAAATCAATTTCGATAAACATAATTGCGCAAATAAAAAGAACTATCAAAATTAGATAGTCCATAATCAATAATTTTTTTGAGAATTCTACTTTCATAATTCCCCCTTGTGTTATCTGTAATTAACAATAATTCCATGCCCTTCGGTTAATTCTGTTAATGTGCCGTTGACATAATACGAAAAGATATATGCTTCTGTTTCCGTAACATATATAACGGCTTTTGAATCTCCGGAAGGGGATAACTGTGTTATTAATCGAAGGGAAGAAAAGCGATCAAATGATATACGCGAAACATTGGATGCGCTTCTGTTTATTCCTGCATAAGCAATAATATTTAATTCTGTCCAATCTTCCGGCAACGCAATTCGTTCGCTTCCTTTTGCTGCTCCACATTCTTTCCATTCCGGATCTGATGAATTATTTTTGCTTGATGCAGCAAATAAAACCGCGCAAGCAAAAAGGACTATCAAAACAAGATAGCCCTTTGACAATGTTCTTTTCGCTTTCATTATTTCCCCCTGTGATATCCCTTCAATTCTTCAATGTTCTTGTTGATAATTTCAATCTGCGTTTCAACGATTGGCATTCTTCGCGCAAAGTTGTTATGTTCGTGTACTTCGCGCGTTAATGCTTCAATCTTTGTATCTGTTACCGCTTGCGCAATTTCAAGTTGTTTTTCGATTTTCACTTGTGCTTTTGCATTGGTAGTAATAACACCTATAAGCGATAGAACACCAACAACAATTGCGCTTCCTGCGGAAATACATGCAACCATTACATCGGTCATTGCGTTTTCTCCTTTCTATGCTTTTAAGTGTTATTTGTAATAAACGATAGTATGCATATAAGTTATAATTGTATCATCGTATCCCAATTGTTCGCCTTTGTTATAAACGCCCCATATGTAAACTTCATTTGTGTCAATAGAAAGACGAACATCGCGTTCCGATGCGGTCATCAATGGGATTTCAAAATATTTTGCTCCGGTATATTCCTCAAGCATCCATCGCGATATATATAGCGTTGCATTTCGTGGAGAAGACAATACACGAATGCTTAATTCCTTCCAATCATTCGGAAGCGTTATATGTGTTGTTCCTGTTACATCTCCAACAAGTTTCCATTCATCCGGCGCACTTGAATTTGATTCGATTCTATCAATCAACGAATTTACAATGCTTTCATATGCTTTGTGGACATATTCAACAGAAATTTCCGGCTTGATTCTTGAATCAACTGTAATATGTGTGATTGGATTGAATGTTTCAATGGCATTCAATGCTGCCTGCGAAGCGGAATCAAGTGTTTCAATGATTGGTGTTGTAAATTCCAACTCTACTGTCATAGGGTTTGATTGCAAATGTGCTTTCCATTCATCTAATGTCGAAAAGTTTGTGTTGATAGCAACTTGTCCACTTGCTGTTATATAGAATTTGTTTATCTCTTTTGTTTCTGCGCTCAATATTGCTTGTGAACACAAACCACGTGCATCCCAACCAACTTTTATAGGTTGATTAGTTAAGATAAGGTATCTTCCCACTAATGACATTGAAGCCTGCCAATTTTCATCATCACTTCCGTCAAATACCACACTAACACGATTTCTCGCAACTTCCGTTCTGCTCATTACGTCTGTATCGCATAATGGTGCATCAAGTAATACTGTGGCTACTGTTTCTTGGTATGGCTCGTAAGTATCGTCTGTGATGTCGGCTTTGCGAATCATTGGATAGAACAATACATTTGTATATGTTCCTGCACTTACTCTAATTCTATAGATTACAGAATTTCCACTAGAAGAATTGAAAACACTTCCACTTCCACTATCTCTCACAATTTCTGTGCCACTATTAGTTAAAAGCACACCCAAATATGTTGCACTCGTTCCACCACTAGGGCAACCACTGACGATATAATCTGTATTATCCGTCAAATGAGTTATTGGCAAATTGTATGTTGTGTATGATGTAAAAGTCCCATTCACTTTAACATACATAAGCAAACCGTCTTTATCATAGATTGGCTCGAATGTTCCACCATTGGTTGTTGTAGCAACTAAGCCTCTACAATCCAACTGATTCTTTCCATTCTCTACAATCTGCACCACATACTTTCCGTTGATTGTGAGCGAGATTTTGCCTACTGTGTCGGGAGTGATTCCATTAGAATTATATACATTAATTTTAAAACTTGTTGCGCCACTTGGAGTTGTTGTGCTTGTGTCTGTCGCACTAAGTGCCGATACAAAGCCACTTTCGTTATAGAAAATTACGTGTGCCTTTTCAACATTCTCGCCGGAAACATTTATTACATCACCACTTGCACAAGGTATGCTATTTGCAGAACAAATATATTGCGTGTTTGTGCCATATACACCATTTGTTGTACCATACGCACCTTGCATCATTTCAACGCAATCACCGGAACGATGAATTGAAATCTGTGCATCCAGTGTTGGCGTGCCGTTCTGCACGCTCTTTCCGGTTAATTTTAAATCAATTAATGGCAATGCTGCGCTATCTTCAATATATACATCCGTTCCGGTTGCAATCTTGGTTGGATTTCCTGCGCCATCCTGCAATTCATTTAACGCTTCTTCATTTGCTTTTACTCTTTTAAGTAATGGACTATTCAAATTATCATGAATCGACATTGCGTTTCCTCCTTAAACTCTTGTGATCTGAATGCTATCGATAACAATATCTGTTTCCGGTTTGGCATCCGCATAAAGAATAATTTTTCCTTCTTCCTGTGCTGCTTCATATTCCAATTCCGTTCCTTCTGCAAAAAGCAATAAAATATTGCAAGTTGTTTCGTTCGCGGAAATCAAGCCATTTTCAATTGTGTATGAATAACGCCCATTTTCAAGTTTCCAAGCACTTGTTCCAATTGTGCGCCCTCCAATTACATATGCGGTCAATGGAATAGGCATTGCGCAATCGCTTGGAGGGATAAAGGATCCGCCGGAAATAGTATATTTACTAAAATCCGATATTCCATAAAATGCGGCTATTTCCAAGCCGTTTTTATATAATTTGATGTACTTGTCGCATTCACACTTTACCGCAACATCGCATTCGTAAGTTGTGTTCCCGTATGTTACTTTCATTTTTTGCCCTCCTAATATTTTGAAACGCTTGTTTGCGCACCGCTATAAATGCGACCGCCGCGCGCGGTAGCCATTTGCGTTGCTGCGCTATTGGTAGCCGTTCCATATGCTACTTGTCCGCCAAAGTCTGCTTTGATTCCTGTTCCTGTTCCGGATAATGCCGTAAGATTTTCTATAAAAATGTTTGCGCCTGTTTCTGCCATTACTCCGCTACCATAGGAAAGTGATTTAACTGTAAGATTGCTAGCAAATGTTACATTTGAATTGCTTGCCGAAACCGCTCCGCCGTAAATTGTATCGGTTACATTGGTGTTGTATGCGCCATCATAGAAGGAAAGCACGTTGCTTATAGTTATGCGCCCGTTTATGGTTAAAGTTCCAAAGCCGGATATATTAACGGCGTGACAATTGGATGCGCCTAAATCGCCATTAATTACGATGTTTTCCGAATTTCGATTCATGATTGTTACAGTACCATGCACAAAATCGTCAATGTCAATCCATTCGTTGTAAGTGCCGCCCGAAACTACTATAACGCCATTATAGCCGTTAAGATTGAGCGGCAAAGAATCAATCGCCTTTTGAATGGTTGCATATGGATAACTTTCTGATCCATCGCCTGTGCCATCATTTCCGGTTGTTGATGAAACATAAATATATACACTCTCATTTGCATATCTAATAACATCCAATTCGGAAGCGAAATTTGCAATGCCGGCAACGGATTTTTGGAATTTTGCGAACGGCAATTGATAAACTGTTCCGCCTTCTTCCAAATCTTCCTGCGTAAGCCCCGGATAATTTGTTGTTGACGATAAAATTTTGAAATAGCCTTGCGCAAATTCCGTATTGGTATTTATTTTTGCAAGATCAATTTCAAATACTAATCGACAATATTCAACCCCGGTTGACACAATAGGCGATGTTACTGTTTCCGTTGATGTAATTTCAACTAGACGATTTGCAGCAAAGAAATAACCTTCCGCAATATAAATGTTGTCTGTGTCGAATGTCATTTTGCAGCCTTTGGTTTTCCCATTTTTGCCGCCTAAAAGAACTTTGTAAATGTGGGCATCATCATTTGATGATACTGTTTGTTTTGAAAATGTAATTCCGCGAATTGCCATTATTTGAACACTCCTTTCATTTTATCGGTTAATTTTACTTTTAAGATTCCGAATTTAACTGATATAACATCCGCCGCATCCGAAAGCGATATTTCGGAAATAATACTTTCTTTGATGCCTGCATTGGTTTTTATCATTACTTCATGCCCTACATACAACTCTTTTAATGGGTATATCTTTGAACTTGTCAAAATATCCGCTTCGATTGAATGGGAATATGAATTGCTTTTAAATTCATTTCTTGCTTCTTGAATCATTTCTTCTTCGTTTTCCGCTTCAATGTAAACTGTGGAAATCGTTCCATCAATTCGATCTTCGTCAACTTCCGAAATGGTTCGATCCGAATGCAAATAAAAATAACGCATGGTTTTTTCCTGCGTTAGTGTATTTAACCATATAACAGATAATTTCGATAAAACCTTGACTTTGTATGTTTCATGCGGTTCTATTGCATCCGTTATTGTGGTATCAATATTCATTGGTAACTGTTCTTTTTTGTAGATGGAAATATTTAAGTTCGTTTTCGTAAACTCAAAATCAAGAAAGATTCCATATTGCTGCTTGATATTTCCGATATATGTTTTCAAATTGTAAATTCCGTTTTCGGCTGCCGGCTTAGAATTAACCTTTGTATGTGTTAATACATTGCAATTGATGTATGACATATCAAGAAATGCATCCCCGGATGCTGCAAAATATGTTTGAATTGCCTTTGCAACGAAATCTTCAATGCCTGCAGATTTAATAATCGCAACATCGGAAAGAAGGATCTGACGATTGAAAACTTGTTCCATTTCCAAGCATGAAATCGTATGTTTGATTTCGCCTTCCGCATTGTCAATATTTTCAATGATTCCTTTGAATTTTGTGTCTTTTCCATCTTTCAAAATAACAAAATCTTCATCGGCTGCGCCGGGCTTTCCGGCGATAACGATTTTTGTTTTTCCTCCGCAATCCAAATCATGCGCAATCGAATACGAATTGACTTCAACGCAATTTAGGATTTGGAAAGTTCGCTTCGAAATAAAATAGCATAGCATATTTATACAACCTCATACATTTTGTAAATTGTTACAGTAATAACATTTGTGCTTTCGCTTGAAGAAGCAAACGCAATCTTGCTATGTCCGACCGGGATTTTGAAGAAGTTATCTTTTTCAATATCAAGCCTATTCATAAGATTTAATTCTCCGGATTCCGAAACAAGCGTTGCTTCAAGCATGCCATCTCGCGTTGAATAACGAATATATTCGCCTTCTGCAACTGTAACCGGAAAGATAACTTCATACAATGTTTCGTTGCCTTTTAAAATACGAATTGCAGGATTTACGCAATAACCATAAATCGCGCATTCGAATGGTGCTTCTGCATGTCCGTTGTTGTTGATTGGTGCTTCATATGTTCCGTAATCGCCATATTGAAAATCGTATTGATAATCATATCGCTTTTCATTGTCGCTAACTTCAAAAGCAAATCTGTTGTTGTTTCGTAAGTAATAAAGAGATTTGCAAGCAAAATCAACCGAAATCGGAAGCGTTGCGCCTGTTTTTTCGGTTTTTCCAATTTCTAAAATATCAATGTCGCGTATGTATTCCGTACCATCGCCCGGATCATATACAAGATGCAACTCGGAAGCAGCGGCGCAAAAGTTATAAAATTCATTGAACTTTTCATTTGCGCCGGGATCTACAAATTCGATCTTGCCGCCGATGTTCGCTTGCGCAATATGCATTTTGTTTCTCATAAACGAATTGCCAATTCTAATATATGTTGCTTCGTGCTTGATTCCTAGTCCGGAAGGCTCAATCATATATACGCGGTTGCCCCAAAGGGAAAAACGCTCGTTTATTTCATTTTCTACATAAAATTTTCGCATTTTCTAACCTCCTAAAGCAACGCGCCAAGTTTTGCATCTACATAATTAAAAAACTGTTTTTCGCCGATATTAACAACGCCTTCTTTTTCAAGAATCGCTGCAAGCAAATCAATCATTACATCAAGTTTTGCTGCTACATTTTTATATCCGATTGGATCGCCGTTGTCTGTTAATGGTGTAACTCTTGCGCCCTGTGGCAAATTAATCAATTCCGCTCCGGCTTCGCCGACAATTGCAGATCCTTCTCCAATGGCTTCGCCGCCTTCTTTTAAGTAAGGAATTTGCGCCGCTTTAACTGTTTTAAGATTAAAGCCGAATGTTTTTATTCCGGTTAAATCTGTAACCCATTGCGGAACATCGATTTTCAATTTATTCAATGCGTTTATTACTGAATTCATACCGGAAACAACGCCGGAAACCATTCCATTAATTACGCC